AGATTTATTTAAAGCCGCCCCGTGCTCTGAATATTAAGAATTCACATTCGTCTAACCTCTAAATCTGAAAATTACTCTCAACTAATTTTCACATTCTAACGTCTCACAATGCCGTTCAACGCAGTTCGCAATTACCTCAATGAGCGAATGACTCGCTTGAAACAAGAATGGAAGACTTACCAGTCTACCGACCATGACCCAATCAAGATACTTGATACAATTCAAGATCCTGACTATCGCCGCTACCTAGATAATGCTCGCTTTAATAGCGATAATGAAATGAAACACCTTATGCTAAATAAGGAATATTCAACTCTAGTTGAAGCTTACCGCACTGACAATGCCAAGAAACACCAAGTTTATGAACTACACCAGCCAATCCCCAATGATGCTGCACCTGTTATTCAATCCCGCTTGCCTGCTAAAGGTATAAAGTTAGTCCCACTCATGTACCATTATGGACATGTTACTCATGACCCTGTTTCTCTCACCGATGCAAATCGTTCTGATGATTTCGAAACTCAAGTTGTTCCAGACTCCGATGCTCCTACTCGCTTTGGATATCCTATAGATGTTCGCATCTATAATCTTATCTGTTATAGATACTCCAAGTATCTAGAAGTGATTAATGCATACTGTCGCCCTATTGGAACAGTTAACGCTACCTTTGAAGATTTTAACAAAGAACAGATCCCATCTGCTCCTATTGATCCTAAAAGAAAGGAAAATGTGCTCTCCCACATACACAAGTTCCTTGATACCAAGCCTTATCTGCCACTCCATTTCGTAGACACTCAGTTCTGCAAGACTCCTCTTGTTACTGGAACCGGCTACCACAATCGTTACTCTTTTAAGCAAAAGGCTCATGCTAAATACTCTCATCCCGCTGAGTATGCTACCAAGCCTATTTCTAAAGGCTATTTTTATAATGCCACTTATGAGAACGCTCGTACCATCATTCATTTTATTAAAGAATATGGATTACCTTTTAACGTAATCAGAGCTGACGATAAATCTGAACTCACTGATAGTGATGTCCAGAAATATATTAATGAAGCAAACAGCTTCTTTAATGACTATCCGACGTTACTGTTCACTCGCAACCACATTTCAAAGAGAGATGGACCTTTAAAAGTCCGCCCCGTTTATGCTGTTGATGATATCTTTATCATCATGGAATTAATGTTGACATTTCCTTTGACTATACAGGCTCGAAAGCCTTCCTGTTGCATTATGTATGGACTAGAAACCATTCGTGGTTCTAACCGTTACATTGAACAAATAGCTCGTGACTATTCGACCTTCTTTTCTTTAGATTGGTCCAGTTATGACCAGCGCTTACCCCGTGTTATAACTGATATTTATTACACTGATTTCCTTCGAAGTCTACTTGTAATCAATAATGGATACCAGCCGACCTATGAATACCCCACCTACCCCGACCTTGATGAACACAAGCTCTACCATAGAATGGATAACCTCCTCCATTTTCTACATTTATGGTACAATAACATGACCTTCCTCCTTCCTGATGGTTATGCTTACCGCCGAACCTCCTGCGGTGTACCTTCTGGCTTGTACAACACTCAATACCTTGACTCATTTGGCAATCTATTTTTGATTATAGACGCCATGCTTGAATTTGGTTTTACCGATTCTGAGATTCAAAAGTTTATCCTCCTTGTTTTAGGAGATGATAATACTGGTATGACGACAATCCCCATTTGTCGAATGTTTAACTTCATCACCTTTCTTGAAAAATATGCACTCGAACGCTACAATATGGTCCTTTCAACGACCAAATCCGTTCTTACAACTTTCCGTTCTAAAATCGAGTCCCTTGGATACCAATGTAACCATGGCTCGCCGAAACGTGATATTGACAAGCTTGTTGCCCAACTCTGTTATCCAGAGAATGGTTTAAAGCCACACACTATGGCTGCCAGAGCAATAGGCATCGCATACGCCTCCGCCGGCCAAGATGATATGTTTCACTCCTTTTGCCAGGATGTATATAACATATTTAGGTCTGATTATCGCCCTGATGACCGCATGAATCTACATTTCAAAAGACAGATTTTTCACAATCTTGAAGATGGAATGCCTGACCTTGCGCCACCAATTGTGCCTCCTTTTCCTTCACTCTATGAAATTCGAGAGATGTACGCCTACTACAAAGGCCCTCTTGACTTTGCTCCTAAATGGAACTATGCCCATTTCATGTCTGATCCGGATACCACCCCACCTTACTCGAAAACTATGCGTGACTACGAAGCTGAAAATAATATTTCAAGCCGTGTCGCTCCTACTTTTGAAACGGTCGTGCCCAGCACAATAAATTTGCCGTGATGATTTTGTGCTTGTAATATAGCATAAAGTACTTTACTTGCTAATTTTTAAATTAAAAAAAAAAAAAAAAACACTAAAAAATCAAAAAAATACCC